GCACTAACTAACACACCAGAGTACCTTGGAGACTTCGGTGTAGATAGAACAACGGATGGTACTGGTGTAACTCTGTTGTTGGATGGCGAAAACGCAACCATTGCAGACGTTAGTTCGGCTTCGACGGCTGTTAGTTATTCTGCGAGCCATATCAGTCAGAACACGTCAGTCTACAAACATGGCTCTGGGTCTATAGAGTTTATCAGGTCGAATGGTGTAAACAACGTTATCACGTACACTGGACCAACCCTAAGCAGTGACTTTACCGTAGAGTTTTGGTGGCGGCCTGACCAACTTTTGAGCACGAGCTCCAACGATGACAATATAATCTGGGACAGCAGAAATGCGAGTAACGGCAACTTTCCAGTACTAGTTTACTCAGGGACTGGTCCGGCAAATTTCCCTCGTATAGCTGCGTTCATAGACGGCCTAGAAAGGATAACGTCCTCTCAAATCACTACAGCGCAACAGTGGTATCACGTCGCTTTTGTTCGTTCTGGCGGCACTTACACATTGTATCTCGACGGGGTATCTCAGGGGACGTATGGATCATCGACGGGCGTTTCTTCGACGCATTACATTGGGCGTCGTTTTGCAGCCTTCAACTCAAGCTACTATGGCACCGATGGCTACCTTGACGACTTCCGCCTGACCGCTGGCGTCGCCCGTGACATCGCCGCAGACTGGACTGCTGGTGTCTACACCTCGGCACTAACCAACGATGATACGTGGGATAAACCTAAGAACAACTTCTCGGTTGAGGGCAATATCACAGCAGATGACCAGTTGCTTGATACACCTAATCTGAGGTTTGCTACGTTGGACCCTGCAAACTCTAACGCAGGTATCACCTATGCGGAAGGAAACCTGCGATGCTCTGCGAGCATCAGCGGTAGTCTACGGACTGCACGTCACTCCACCGCCATTCCCGACAATGGCAAGGTCTACGTGGAAGTGATGGGTGGCGTTGAGCCTTCAACGGTAAGGTATTTAGGTAGTATTGGGTTCACCAGTTCCATACCCTCGGCGGGAGCCATATTGGGTGACGCTAATGGATGGGACGCCTTCACCTTCGGTAATGCTCTATATGTAAGGCATGATAGTGTAAGCAGTACCTCTTCCAACACTGCTTTCAATAATGCCAACTATGCCAACAATGTTTACATGCTGGCTCTCGACAGGGCGAATAATGCCTTCTACTTCGGAGTAAACGGACAATGGGTTGAATCCCTAAGTAGCGGAACCCTCGTTTCCTCATTTTCCTCTGCCGGAAACCTCCGCACACAACTTAGCACCGTGAGCAACATCCCCTCTACAGGCAGCCTATACATGGCTTCGGCGGTATATAAGGATGCCGGGTCCAACTACTCTATTCATTTAAATCACGGACAAGACCACACGTTTTCCGGGTTGAAACCAGCGCTGCTAACTCCATACTCAGATACTAATGGTGCAGGTGAGTTCTATTATGAGCCACCATCTGGTTTCTTGGCTTTGGCGGATAACTACGTGGTCACTGATAGCCTAGCAACCACTGGCGTATTATCTGTTAGCGAAATGCTACAAGCCTCACTTTAAGAAAGGAACGATTATGTTAGACCAAAAGAAATGGTGGATGTCCAAGACTGTATGGGGGGTGATTGTTATGCTTCTCTCCTCTGCTTTGACTTCCACTGGCATTCCATTGACCCCTGAGATTCAGGGTACGATTGTAGAACTTATTATGCAAGCTATCACTGTAGGTGGTGGTGCATTGGCTGTCTACGGTCGAGTAACGGCTAAGACTGCACTCAAATGAGTAGGTCGCTAAACTCGACAATTACTACGGCATTGGCGGCTGATGTTATTCAGCCGTTCTTTGCTATTGACCTCTTGTTCGACTCTCCTAACGAGACCTACATCTGGAATGGTGTAGGTACGAGGACTATCAATAGTAAGGCTTATTCGGGCTTAGGAGAGTTGCTACAGATTGAGCCTATCGAGGAGACCGGAGATATTTCCGCTCGGGGGGCTACTATTTCCCTCAGTGGTATTGATAACTCTGCCTCCTCCCTGTTTCTTAAGGCTCTGGCTACTCCTTACCAAGGGAGAGTGTGTAAGATTTACTTTGGTGTGATGGACAACCCTACAGACTACATAGAGATATTCTCTGGCTATATGGACCAGATGGACATTAACGAGGGTCCAGAGACTACCACTATCACCATGACTGTAGAGAACAAGCTGGTTGCCCTAGAGCGTCCCGCTGGTACTCGGTACACCTCTGCTTATCAGAGAGAACAGCACACCGGAGATAAGGGTCTAGACTTTGTAGCAGGACTACAGACCAAGAAGATCATATGGGGAGCCACACCTGAATGAGGTATCAACAAGAGTTCTTAGCTACGGTTGAGGACGACATCCGACCATTGATACAGAGGCATTGGGAAGACATTGCCCTTAACAAAGACAAGATTAAACTAAACCCAGACTGGGACGCCTACCACACCTTAGAGCAAGCTGGTGTACTGAAGATATTTACAGCCAGAGAGGGTGACTTGTTGGTAGGGTACTTCGTAGTCGTTATACAATACAACATGCACTACAAGGACCACCTGTTTGCTTCTAATGACGTTATCTTTCTGCACCCTGACTACAGGAAAGGTCGTACTGGTATCAAGCTGATACAGTTTGCAGAGAAGTGTCTCAAAGAAGATGGTGTCTCAGTCTTGGCTATCAACACAAAGGTTCACAAGCCTTTCGATAATCTGATGCAGTTCCTAAAGTTTTCTTTGGTTGAGCGCATCTATTCCAAATATATAGGAGACTGATATGGGTCAGAGCCTTCTCTCTGGCGTCCTTGGTGGTGTTGGAGGCGCAGTATCTGGTTTCTTCAGAGGCGGAGCTACCGGGGCCTTAGTCCTTGGGACTGTAGGTTTTGTAGGTGGCTTTGCTAGTACCTACCTTGCCAAGCAAGCTACAGCCGATGCCCTCTCTAGCGCTATGGGGCCTACACCCTCTCCCCTAGCCTCTGTAGCCGAACCTAAATTTGGCGGCTACACAGTAAACCGCAGGGGTTCTGCCCTTCATCACCAAGTTATCTATGGTGAGACTAGGGTAGGTGGGGCTATTGTCTTTGATGATGCCAGTGGTACTAACAACAAGTACCTCAGTCGTATTATTGCCTTTGCTGGACATGAGATTGATTCCTTCCAGCAGATTTATATGGGCAAGTATTCTCTGTCTATCAGTGGGGATAACGTAACCTCTGCACAAGAGATTGACGAAACTGGTGCTGCTGTAGGAAGCCCTACTACAAAGTTTAACAACTACATTAAAATCCGTAGGGTATTGGGCAACCATAGCACTAGCCTTAACGGTACTGCCCCCACAAACTTCTCTACTAAGTGGACAGCCAACCATAAGCTGCTTGGTATCGCTCACTTGGCTATTGTCTTTGAGTATGCTGACAACGTATGGGAAGAGGGTCTACCTGAGATTTCTGCCCTTATCCGGGGTAAGAGGGTGTACGACCCAAGGACCAGCACTACAGCTTGGTCTGATAACCCTGCACTGATTGTACGGGACTTTCTGACTGACAGTGGCTATGGTCTTGGTGAGGCTGTTGCCAATATTGACGATACCCTTATTTCCACTGCTGCTAACGTCTGTGAAGAGACAGTAACAGATGGTGACCGCTACACCTGTAATGGGGCTTGGTTGACCTCTCAGGCCCCTGTAGACGTTATATCACAGCTTATGACCTCCTGTGCTGGCTATCTGTGGTATGCACAGGGCAAGTGGCGTCTTAAGGCAGGGGACTACATAGCACCTACTGTTACCCTTACTGAGGACGATCTACGGTCTCCTCTGTCTGTATCTACACGGCACTCTCGTAGGGATAACTTTAATGCTGTACGAGGCACCTTCAGGGGTCCAGCTACAAACTACCAGTTCACTGACTACCCTACGGTTACCAGTTCTACCTTTGTCACTGTAGATGGTGGCCTAGAAAGCTCTATGGACTTGGCACTGCCTTTCACTAATACCCCAGAACAGGCACAGAGAATAGCGGCTATCGCCCTAGAGAAGAACCGTAGCCAGATCACGGTATCTGGTAGCTTCGGTCTTAATGCTTTCTCACTACAGGTAGGTGACAACGTAAACATCACTAACAGTCGCTTTGGCTGGACGAACAAGTTGTTTGAGGTTGTAGCTTGGGGACTGAGTGCTGAGGGTATGCAGCTTCAGGTCAACCTTGTCCTTCGTGAGACTACAACTACGACCTATGACGAGTTCCTGAACCCTACAGGCTTTGAGTCTGACAATACTAACCTGCCGGGGGCTTTGGGTCAGGTTACCACTGGGGCCGGGGATGTAGTATCTACAACAGAGGTGACTGGCCTCACTGCTTCTGGTGGTATCAGGCAGAACTCTGTTAGTTGGACTAACCCGGTCAACAACAACTATGACTACACTAAGATTTGGTTTGACACAAACAACACTATCTCTGGTGCAAGTACGATCAACATTACAGGTGAGTCTTGGGTTCACACTGGACTTGGCGCTAATGACACAAGGTACTACTGGGCGCAACCTTTCAATAGCAGTAACGTAGCTCTTGGCGCTCAAATCGGTCCTGTAAGTGCCACTACAAAACGTGCTGATACAGACGATATTGTAGGTGGGGCAATCACCACAGATAAGATTTATGATCTTGCTGTTACCACTGCTAAGATTGCAGATGCTGACATTACCACTGCTAAGATTGCAAACCTTAACGTAACTGCTGCCAAGATTGCTGATGCCTCTATTACTTCTGGTAAGCTAATTCAAGGGGGTTATGTTGGTGTAGGTAACTACATCCCGTTTGGGCCAAATAGCTCTTCAAACAGCAGCTTTTCTCAGAGTTTTGGTGCCTCTGCCAACGGTGATGCCTTTGTTTTGGTTATAGCTAAACTGGTAGTGTTTGGGTCTTCATCTTCTAGCTCTGACATATCGGCCTCTCTAGTAGTTGATGGAACAAATGTTGACAGTTTCTCATTAACAAACGTGCCAGAGGGCGTCTTCGTGACACAATCCCTGATTGGCGGTAAGTCAAATGTTTCTGGTAGCTTCTCTGTATCCCTTGGTTGGAACGGAGTAGATATTACAAACGACTCATACTACGGTCGTATGATTGTGTGGAGATTCTACAACTAATGGACCAGACTAAATACACAAAGTATGATGCAGAGAGTGGCGACATTATCTGTCACTTTGAGTCCTTCCCTGAGCATAAGCACCTTAACGAGCCTTGTATCGAAGGTCATTGGGATTGGGACACTTACAGGGTAGTGGGGGGTGTAGCCACACCTAAGTCAGCTTCCGAGATTGAAGAACAGGACATCAGTAGAGAATGGGTAGTGTTAAGAGGCAGGAGAAACCGTCTTCTAAGTGGCACTGACTGGACTCAAGTACCAGACGCTCCTGTAGACGCAGCAGCTTGGGCAGTGTACCGACAGCAACTCCGAGACCTACCAGCTAACACCACAGACCCAAGGAATGTAGTATGGCCCGTGCCACCCTCATAGGGTTTATTGTTATTTTTTGGGTAGCCCTCTTTAGCCTCTTCTGGGCTACCAACTCAATTTCTTACGAGGGGGGTACTAATTCCCACGAGGGGGGTTTCTCAGAACGATCTAAACAACATTTAGCAGAAATTCATATAGATTTGTATGAAGTTGTCTTTCTTGCTAGACTTCTATCAGAGGTTCCATTCGAGATCACTGATGGATTAAGAACAATAGAAGAACAAAGGGACTACTTTAACAACGGCTTTAGCAAGACCATGAGGTC